GTTATGTGTTCAAAGCCAGCTCCAACACCCACCGCTTTATCTCCATCCCATACCAGAGGAGTTATCGACTTTATTTTTATATCAACCGAATTGCTATCCCGTCCCCAAGTATCCGTGACCTTCATCTCCCTGTCTATATCTTCAAAGCCACATCCAACATGAGAAACAAGACCATTGAACTCTCTGGAATATACGGTCCGGTTAAAAATCCATTCACCCCAGCCAGGGTTCGGGTTCCATAATCTTATATAAATAAAGAATGGCGGGCAACCTTCCGTGATTTCATAATTCCCAACACTGCCGTTCTGGCCGACCAAAGTTAATACAGGCGCATCAGTATCATCGGACAAACAAAGCTCGCAATCCCCAACCACAAGCAATGGGTACTGAACCTTTATCTCATTCTGCGTATCCAACCAGCTTTTACGTTCAAGGCCAAAGTCGTCAAGCATTATGCTCTCGTCCACCACCTGCATTAGATCCGTATCTTCGTCGTCCCGCATAAGTTTTAAATGAAGCCTTCCATCTATGCCCCAGCGAAGCACACCATCAATATGGTTCAACAGGCTTTCCAAATAAGAGAGGGCCGGGGCTTGCCTGTCAAACAGCATATTGACGCCCCTGTCTTCCAGCCATAATCTTTCTGCGGCATTATTGAAAGTGAATACATTGAGGTACTCTTCACCCAAGCCTATCATCTGTGATATAATATAATAGATTGCATGCGCCGGATTATAGAAATAACTTTCTATTCGATTTTCGGCATTAAAACTGAGCACCGGGCTTTTTTTAAAAACAAACTTTAAAGTGGGGAGCCGGTTATACTGACCCAAATAAGCATCATTGAAAAACGCATAGCAGAGCCGTCTGTAGTTAGTGAATAAAGTTGGGTCATCCAAATGGCTTGTCATGGCCGCGGGTGCCACCTGATCGGTAGTGCCAAAAAAGAAAGTCATGGAACCAACATCGATAACATCTACAGTTTCCTCACCTCCTGTTTCCGGACGATGCAATTCACCTTCCCACACACATTCATCGCCCTTGTATACGGTAAATAAAGTATCAGTGGGACCAATACACAAGCCCATGGCGAACGTTAGATAATAGTGATAACCCGGAGCATTCTGTCCGGTAGCATCTAAGGCCTGAGCGGCCATACCACCAAAGCCACCAGATGCACCCTCCTGTTGCTGTTGTTGCTCGACATACCTTGTTCGGTTGTTGGCATACCATAAAATATTCCCGGTCATTTTTGTAGTGCCAAGAACGTCCGCTATTGGTACTCCCTCATCTGCGGTAGTTAAGATAAGTTGACCAATCTGTGGCCTCCCAGGGGCAGGAATATCCGGCGTGATAGGATCAAGAACACTGCCCAAGCCAAAGCCGATTGCCGCACCATACACAGCACCTAATGGCCCGCCCACAAAAAAGCCAATAATACCGCCGACAATACCGCCTATGATGCTCCCTACACTACCCATGTCTCAACCTCATTATACAAACTTTCCTTTTGTGCCATTTTTTATCAAGCCATTGCCTGCTCTCAACTCCAATGCCGGTGATGGATTGGTACACTTTCTTGTCAAAATATATTGCAGAGTGAGAGGTCGTCTTGCCGAACTTGTAAAGGACCACATCGCCATTCATCGGTTCTGTATCCAAGGGCAGCTCAACGAAACCTTTCATCGTCCTGCGCATCCCTGACAGCAACAGCTCTTTAGAATTATGTATGTGCCAATCCTTTGAATACCTGTCAATTTTAATAGGACCCAATCCCATCTTCTCAAAAACACGAACAACTAAATGGATGCAGTCACAGCCTTCGCCCTTGACGCCAGCCCAATGACGAAACGGCGTGCCCAACCATTCGTCCAATTCGGCTTTCAAAATCTTCTGCTTTTCTTGATCCTCGAAATAATATTTCATCTTAATCCCATGTCACAGGGTTGTCTATTGGTATGTAGGGATGGCCACCAAAGAAAGGCACATTGTCAAATTTGTCCCTGCAGGTTTGAATCTCTCCATTACATCCGGCAAAGGCCTCAACTGTTTGGCCGTCAGTGATATCTAATATGGCATATCTAATAACCACAATATTCCCCACATGCGAGGTAATCATCCGCCTGTTGCTTTCCCATACTAAGTGACCCCTTTCAAAAAAGGAATCGCCAAACGTCCCAAATCCCGAGCTGGTGAACGTTAATTTGTCGAAGCTTACCGTTACCTGCGTCGTCGTTTTAAAGCCCGTGTCGTCCTTCGTACAACGCCCATCAAACAATGTCCAATTGCATTGTGGGCCGTATCGTTCGATCGGGACTGGCTGTTTTAAATAGAAGTCAAAACCCACACAGTTCGCCCTTCCACGAAGGCCTTTTATTCCAACCTTCTTAATCTGGCCTATGAATATGACGCCCACTTCAACCGGGGCTTGATCCCTGAACAATCGAAATACTTCTATCCAAATAACCTCTACTGGATTCTGCGCTATGAATTTTATAATTGGATCATGTACTCGACCAAATGTTACTTCTAATGAACTGACTTCCAGCTTAGTGTCGAATGTGACAGTGCCTCTTTCAATGGTTGCCGGCATGTAAGTATGTCCATCATATTGCACGGAGACGTCCCCACTGGTATAATACCAATTAGTATCATTCCACCACATATGATATAGTTCGGCCGGCCGTTTTTCGTGCCCCAGTTCTTCTCTCTCGTACGCATTGGATACTTCTTTTGTCATCTTCCCTGTTCTCCAGTTATGTGGTGGTCGTCGTATTGGTTGTGCTTGTCGTACTCGTTGACGTCGTTGAGGTACTGGTGGTCGTTGTTGTCGTTGTTGTCGTTGTGCTGGTAATGGCTTCCGTAAATATGGTCCGGAAATTTATAGAAGCCTCGGCAATCGTATTTGTAGTGTAATCAAAACGTATTTCATCCACACCAAAACGTACAAGGTAAAGAAAGGAGACCATGAGATATTGAATGTCTGCCGTAGATGCAGCCTTCCCAATTGCCTCATCTAAAATAATCTGGTTGTCTGCCGGCGCGCCTATTACCTTCGCATAGATACGGGTCAGGTCCGGAAACAGGAACATGAGATAACGACCGGCCCCAAGATTATCCAAAAAATATTCGGCATACTTGATATCCTCTATAAAGAGAGATGTATCAATGGCCGCAAAGGCTGTGTTTATTATAACATCAGAACGCCATGATGGAAGCCAGAAAGCACCGAGCTGTCCATATTGAGAATCAAAGAAATTGCGCATGTCCTCAATCTCTTCCTTGGATTCAAACAGGAATTGGTAGCTCAATACTTCCCTTGCAATATCTACACTTGAACGGGCATAAGCCCGACCAAAGTCTTGAAACAATAAATAGTTATGGTCGATCATCTGTTTCGGCTGGGAGGCCCAGTTGGGCCTTGTGGCAAACACCTCCCAATCCAGATAATTATCTATGGTTACAATACTCACAGTGTCACCGCCTATGTCACGGATTCAAATTAAAATTTTCAGACGAATAAGTTTGCGCATCTGGCCCTACTTGTTCTCTGGATGCTACTACCACATGATACCTCATAGCAGCCGAATTACAGGAAACAGACAATGTAGCCAACAATCCCGTGAAATCACTATTAGAATAAATCTTTGCTGTCAACGTACTACTAACCCTCTCAAGTTCAATATACACTTCATAGGGAGGGCTTGTTCCTAAAATATAATCATCTGTAATATCAGTCGAAGCATCATAGAGCATAACAGTATAATCGCTCACTACATGCCTAAACTGTAGTATGAACCCATCATTGTTGTCAATAAAATCTTGAACTGTGAACCCTCCCGTAGCTACGGAAGTCCAAGCCCAAATTATATTAGATACGGTTCCGTTGCCAGTAGTGAAGACTCCTTTGATCCTTTGGGTAAAGTCCCCCGACAAATAACTTGCCCCATAATCGTAGACCAGCCAACTAACCTCATCTTCAAGCATACTCACCACATCCGCTTTATACGGAGTGACTGTTATATCACCGCCTGAGTCTACCTCAGTGTATGGTGTAAAGTCCACGTAGGGAGATGCAGTAGGAGCCTTTATTACAAACGCGATACCTACTACGTCTAAGAAGGTTCCGCCTTCTAATAACTGCATTGCGCTCTCCCCTAATTTATAACCATGTCCAATTCCCGAAACATTATAGAGACTGTCAAGTATTGTAGTTTGACCGTTAGTAGTAGTCTCCGGTGTTTGATTATATTCATAGCCTACTATAACCCCCATATCGCTCGGGCCGACACCAGCTAAGGCCGAGACCCAATCGCCTAACTCTTGCCTGCTATCAGTATCACCGATGGGTATTATCGGATCATTTCCTTTCCAATAACTGACTTGAATACTACATCCTTCGATTGGTGTAGTATCGTTTTCAAATCTCCAGTATAATGTTGCCGCGCCGCTCCCCGGCCAATCGCCACTACCAGAGGCCATATATAATGCGGATACTACTGAGGCATCACTGGTTGTCGAATCATAATCCTCACTTATGATATGCGTAAAATCTTGGTCACTACCATTATCAAAATTCAACTGGTCAACAAGGGATATTTGACTTCCTTGATCGAGCCAGCCAGTGACGGCTACTATTATGAGAGTCGCATCCGCAGGAATAGTTACTCCGATGTTGCCACTACTTGTATTATCTTCAATAACAGTTTCGGCACTTATAAACTCAACAGGGGAAGGCGTAGGAGTGACATCTGGTACATCTACCTCTACCTCTACTTCATTGAAGGACTCCTTTGCAGAGATACCGATTGAGCTGTACCGATCTGTGTTTATGTTCAGCTCCTGTGACATTTCCAATCTGCAAGGAAGGATTGGAAATATCATGGCCCCCACAGGCCAATCAAATTGC